GTTCCATAAGCCAAGTATCCATTGGTTTATCTTCTATTGTTACCCATTTTTTAGCAACAGGTCTATAAAAATCTATACCAGTGTACTTTAGCATTTGAAAAAAGTCTTTATCTTCAGAATAAATTAGAACTCTATTTTGAGATGAAGCAAAAGTTCTCGAAAGAACAATTATAATATCATCTGCTTCTGCTTTAGTAATATCTAAAATTTTAAAAGGAAATGATTCTCTTAAGTTCATTAAAAGGTCATTGATAACTTCAAAAACTTCATCAAAATTTACTTCTGATTCTTCTCGGTGCGCTGCTCTCTGTTCTTTATAAAGAGAACAAACATCTTTTCTCCAATAAGATTTTGAAGAATTGTCAAGACAAATTACTAATTCGCCGTATTTGTTATGATTCTTTTTAATATAGATTAACTGAGCCATAATTAAATATACCAGAACATCTTTAAAATCATCTGTTACTAATTTTTTGTCTTTTTTTCTTGGTTTTGTTGTAGCAATAGCTGTATAAAGCATACGAAAAACTAAATGCGAAAAGTCTACAAGGATCATTTATCTCCTTTCAAGTAAGAACCGAAGTTCTTACATAATACCCGCTAAGAGTGCATCTAAGTCCGAATTTCCGGCTGCTTCCGCTGTTGGAGTAGCTTGAGCTTGAGTAGCTTGAGCTGGAGCTGAAGAAGTTGTAACAGATGCTACCGCTGTTGGTGTAGCTGGTGTAGCTGGTGTAGAACCACTTGAAGCATCTTCAAAAGTTACCCAACAAAGTTTGTCTTGAAGCCATTCATAAGATTTAAAACACTCTGGAGCAGTCAATTCTTTACTAATGACATATGTGTTAGCTTTGATATCTGCAATAGCTTCCTCTGGAGTTGAATAAATCGCTGTTTCTTCTGCCATAACTTCTGTTGAGTCATAGTTAGTTTGACCATTAGCTCCAATTTTAGCAACAAGCTTAATTGAATTCCCTTTCAATGGGTTAAACAGTTGTTTTGGCTTTGTTCCAAGTTGTAATTCTGTTTCTGAAGGCTGAAGAGCAGCTTGCCATTTATCTTTAAGACTTCCTGAAATATCATAAAGAAAAATCTTTCCTTCATTTTCTGGTTTAATAGGGTCTTTGATGACTTTAATATTTACAACATATCTTACAGAGCGTGAAAATAGTTTAGCTTTTTCTTTATCTCCTGAGTTATAAAGTTCTGCCCATTTCTCCTGGAACGGGCACGGCATGCCGATTGATGCAGGAGAATATTCGTTGACGAAACGTTTTTGTCCATTCTTTTCCATTGTAGTGCCAATTTTAAACATCGTGGTGAATTTTTTACCTTCAGCATCTGGCAACAATCGAATAATAGCTACACCTTCTTTTTTCTCATTCTTTGGCAAGACATAAAATCTCTCGTCTTTTTCATATGTTCTTTTTTCTGAAAATGGATTAACTCCAGCAGCGTCAGCAGCTGCATCCCAATTAAACATGTTTTCTAATTCGTTCATCTATATTTCCTTTTGCCATTCGGCTTCAATAATTTTCTAACAGTCTTTCTATAATAAAATCTATACTCAACAACTCGGGCCAATACCATTTTGGAGTAAACTCCACGGAGTGGAAATAATTCCACTCTAGCAACTTACATATGATATTATAACTCAAATGTTCTTAACTTTTCAAGAATTTCGTCTTTAAAGAATTCTGTTCTACCACATCCTTCATCGATGCATATTCTATAATTGGCAAATTTTTGATGTAAAGAAGATTCTAAAGCATAACATTCTTGAGTTTCAATAATATTTATAACATCAAATTCACCAAAATCAGAAATTAAACCTTTGGACCTCTTTTCAAAATCTCCAGTTAAACCTATTTTAACTGCCGAATGCTGAGGAAAATGGAGAATATATACCGAACCGGCATAATCTGTTCCTTCTACATTTCTCCTTGCCTGAAAGTTATTTGCTTTAGAGATTGAGATTTTTGCTTTAACTACTGGTGAGTGCGAATGATGTTCAAACCCATATCGTTCTAAACAAGTTTCTTTAACCTTTTCTTTAATTTCCTCTGATTGAGAAATATACTCAACTCCATATTTTTCTAAATTTATTGCTCTGATTTTTTCTTTAATTTCCTCTGATTGATAAGCATTATCGACGCCATATCTTTTTTGACAGGTATCTTTTATTTTTTGTTTAACAACTTCGGATTGTGCTGGATTTTCAAACCCATATTTTTCAAGACAAGTTTGTTTTGACCTTTCTTTAAACTCATCTGATTGAGAAGCATATTCAACACCATATTTTACTTGACAGGTATCTTTCATTTTTTGTTTAACAACTTCAGATTGTAAAGCATATTCAACACCATATCTTTTTTGACAGGTATCTTTCATTTTTTGTTTAACAACTTCAGATTGTGCTGGATTTTCAAACCCATATTTTTCTTGACAAGTTCGTCTTGTATTTTCTTTGACTTCTTCAGATTGCATTGGGTGTTCTACACCATATTTTTTAAGACAAGTTTCTTTAGCCTTTTCTGAAAATTCCTCAGATTGTAACGCATACTCAACACCATATTTTTCAAGACATGTTTCTCTCATCTTTGCTCTAACAACTTCGGATTGTGCTGGGTGCTCAACTCCATAATGTTTTAAACAGGTTTCTTTTGATTTATCTTTTGTAACATTTTTTTCACAACGTTTAGAACAACTTGTCCTATATTTTCCACTTGTGTACAAAAAAATTACATCATTTGAACAGTTTTCACATTTTGGCTGTTCTGTTATACCATGTACAATACAATAACAACGTTCTCTTAAAGATTTTCTGGAGTTATCCTCAATCCAATGAGTCAATAAGAAAATCTCATTGAACATCTCATTAGTTATTTTCTTCGAGTTGATTTTTCCATCGGATTGTCTTGGTATTTCAAATGATAACATAAAGTTCCATTTAAGCTTTCAAGCTTAAAAGGATTTTAAAGTTTTCAAGGTCTGTAGACTTGAGCAATAATCGATAAGCATCTCGAGCTGAATTATATTTAACCTCAACCTTATAATCACCGATAGGAATAGCGTTCAAATTGCCTGTTGGCAATTTAATTTTGAACTCTTTGGAAGATTTGGCAATTGCATTAATGTTATAAGTATTGGACTTGGCATTAAAAGTATTTGTTGAAGCTAAACTAATTTTAAGTCCAGAATCAGTTGTCTCAAAAAGATACTCATCCAGGTCTTTGAAAATACTAGATGCTTGTCTTAGGTTTCTGAGATTATCTTTTGAGATAATAAATGAACACACAGTCGGTACTTCCTCAGTAGTATCAAAAGCGGCTGTTTTATCCACATAGCCACACTGTTTTTCTGTACTTACAATATAATTTACACTTGATGAACCATCTGATACATTGATTAAGTTATCAATACGTTTAACAGTTCGGTCATCACCGAATAATTTAAAGATTGCCAAGAACTCATTTAGGTTATAGATAGGGAGATCATCGAACTCTCCAACTTCTGTAGAACGTAAATCGTAATTGACAAGAATATCTCCTGCAGGTGATGTAATAATTGTGTTTGGATACTTGATAACTACTGGATTGACAGTGGGTGTTGAAGAGATATTGGCAATTTGACCAAGAACTTCGATTGTAGATTTATTTAACATTAACTTCCTTTTAAATTTGGTTTGGTTTGTTTTGTTGTTTTCTTTTAAACTTCTATTATTATAGTAAAAATGTGCTTAACTTTTTACAAAGTGCTTAACTTTTTACCCTGAAAAATTCAATATCATATCCTCTATGAACTACATCGAATTGCCCTCTAAATCTTTTTGCAATAGTGAAGTACACATCGAATTTTTTCTTTGTTGTAGGCTCTAATAAAACATAGTCAGCTTCTTCAATCCAAGGAGTAATTATTTTCAAGACTGTAGAGAAAACAGCAAGGACTTGTTTTTTATTGAGGTTGTTTTCGTCATCCATTGATAAGCCACTTTCTGTAATTTGAGAGAATTGAAAATTCAATTCTTTATCTTCTATAACAAAAACAACTTTATAATTGAATGACTTATCGTCTATTATAAACTCGCCTGTTTGGACTATATTTTCGTCGTCTCGTTTTTCCCTTACGGTAAATTCTACCGGAGAATCAAAAGATTCTCGAAAAAGCTCAAATCCTTTAAATGTACCATCTCCGTAAAAAGAGTCATACTCAATCATTTTTTCTCAGCTTGTTTAACTCCATACAAGAAGAACCCAAGTGAATTGTAATATTCGTTTGCATTCCGGGGAATTTTAAAGAATCCATCTTCAGTAGATTTAAAAATTGTTGACCCTCCACCAGAAACAGAAATAAAATTACATTTGTCTATAATTTTTCCGTATTTTGCCTCAATCAACTTAATCATATCCTTTAGATAATCTTTTTTAATTTCGTCAATCTGGTCCTTATAAGGATAAGACTTTCCTCTGAGTTTATAGACACCGGCATCGATGATATCTCGTGCTTCTTGCAAAGTAATAGTTCTATTATAATCTTGATGGATTAATTTGGCTACTTTTTGAGCAATAAGCATTACTCCTTGTTTCTCAATACCTTCAAATAAATTAGGTGAAGTTTTGCCTTCAGTTACCAAGAAAAGGTCAAGTGTATTGAACCCAATATCACACCCAATGTAAGTAGCACTACTCAGGTCTTCCTTTTGTTCATTTGGAAAATTATCTCCGTACTTATCAATTGTTAGTTTAGAGCCTGCTCCTTGAGGGAGTACATAAACTAAATCAAAGTTGTACTCTTTATTATCAACTACAAACTTTTTAAGTTCTGCTTGAAAATAACCAGAGTTTCCGATTTGAGAAATAGACAATCCTACTACAATAATATCAGGAATTTCTCCTATTTCTTTAATAGCATGATGTAAAAACAATGGAGCATAGTGCTCTAAATTCTTGTAATCTGCAATATCAATTAAGTTTTCACTAGGCAAATGCGAAGCGTTATCTCCAACATAATAAGTGTGCCCTTTAAAATCATAAATACGAGAATCTTCTACATATTCATTTTTCTTTGTAATCCCAATCATACTTGGAAATTTGAACCTCTTCTTGATTGTACCATCTGAGTATCCAAATGTTGCTTTATTGTGTCCATCTTTAC